AAAGGGTGTTGTGTCCTTTCCACTGCGACCTTGTGGGTCTGCTGTAGGAAGTATCTCTTTCGCTGCTAGAAGGGTCTTCTGGCAGGTGTGGACCTTACCATAGCGAGCAGTGTACTCATCGCACATAGCAAGTCCATGAGCAAGGAGCCACTGCCAGTTAGTCACAAATTCATTCGCCCACTTCGTGCAAGGATGATTACGAAAAGCACCCTTCTCAGTAGCATAGGGAGTACCGTCTGCTCTAGGAAGAGTGCCAAAGTTATGTCCCCATTTGTCAGAGCACACAATAGCAAGCATCTGACAAGTCTCTAGGGGCATCTTGACAATGTGCTTGTCAGGAAGAACCATAGCAGACTTGTATGGGTTTGAATCGGTCACAAAGATGTTCATAGTATTTTTGATAAAGAGATTATCAAAAGGAATGATAGCATTATAACCACATCCCAGGATTTTGTCTTCACAAAGTAAGGAACTGAAATAGCATCACCAATGAAATGGAGAAGTACTCCAAAAGCAACGCTGACATGAAGAACCACAAAGTAGGCAATGATTGCAAGAGCACTACCTGTGATTCTCATGGCCACATCAAACGTCATCACTCAAAGGTAGAATCAGGTTCTAAAGCAATGTAATAAGTCAAATCATGATTTTGAGAAGTAAATCTGGATAGAAGTTTTTGAGATACAATAACATCATAAGTACCTGGCAGCACTTTGATATTTTCAATTTTGAAGTTGAAAACAAAGTTTTTGTCTGTCTCGCCAACAACTTCTTCATGTCCATGAGAAGTGTCATTCTTCTTGTCACGAATAACAAGTTTTACTACACCGTTCTCACCGATAGCAGAAAGGTCTGGAACTTGATAAACTGCAGCTGCTTTCAAAAGTTTCTCAAGAACAGCAGTAGAAAGTTCAAAGCAAACATCTTCTGTAGGAAGATTAATTGCTTTCTCTGGTGGAGTTACAATGACATTAGGGTCAGCGAAGAAGTACTTAGATCGAGAACGACCTTCTTTGATAACAACATATCCATCATTAGTAAAATCTAACTCAGGACTCTGGTGTACACTTAACCCATTCAAAAATTGATTTAGATCATAAATCCCAAAGTCTTTAGAAAACTCTTCGGTTACCGTTGCTTCGGCAAGAATGTTCTTCATTAGACTGATAGTACGAAGTTTACTACCTTCTTTGAAGAGAATCGATTGATTGATCGAAGAAAAGTTCTTCAATACAGAGATAGTTTTGTCAGACAGTTTCATAGGAGGTCGAGTTTTCATCACTGAGGGTAAATTTCACGTTGTGCATTTTTGTCGTTGAAATGCATCAGAAGAACAGCATAATGCAAAATCTTCATAATGTCACGACGGGCAGTGCCCTTCTTATCATATCGTGACGCATACTTGAGAATGTTGCTACGGCAGAATGCTTCACCATCACCACAAGCTTCGATAAGATCAAGAGTCTGAATTCTATCAGATCCAGCAGAATAATGTTGCTGATATGTGCCAGAAATATAATCGGACAATTCTTTAAGAATAGAATCTTCACTATACTTCTTTTTATTCTTAGAAGTTGTAGTATTAGAAGGTTTGGGCAAATCAAAAGAAATACTATCTTCTGATCCAAAGTAATCAAATGATACAGTTTCAGCTGCTTTGATTCCACTACCAGTAAAATCGATATGGTCATCACCCATACCACCTAGAAGATGAGAACCACCAAAAACAATAGCGTCTGGAGATGCAGTGCCAGGATTACCTGTCAAACTGAATCCATCTTCTTTCCAATAATCTTGATTAGACATATTTAATTCGTCAAATAGAAAGGACCATGAGTTAGTCATATTATATCAGGATTGTACCTCCGCGTCAATTGGCATCTGGAAATCTGCATCAACTTTGTCGTATAGTTCCAGAAATGCTTGCTTAGTCTCATCATCAAAACGATTCACGCAGACTTGAATTGCCTTTGCTTTGTCATTGAAGATGTTGTATGCACGGACAATGTGGACCAGACGACGGGTGCTGATGATTTCTTCAATACCACCATCATAGAAAGTCTTACGGATGATGTCAGCCCAGTCACAGAGACGCTTACAAAAGTCTGTATCACTACAGAGTGTCATAAGAATTTTCTGCTCTACTGCAGAGGCAGGATAGGACTGCTCAAAGGTTACAGGGAATCGCTCAAGGAATGCTTCGTTGAGCACGTTAGTTCCAATGAATCGTCCATCTTCGCTTCCTTTGCCTTTAGTATTGGCGGTTGCGAATACGTTGAAACCTTCTGCGGGCGTAATGTATTTGCCAATCTTCTTGAGGAAAACTCCTTTTCCTTCGAGAATAGACTGGAGACAAAGGATTTTGTTTGAGGCAAGGTCGATTTCGTCAAGGAGCAAGATTGCTCCACGTTGGAGTGCTTCAGTGACTGGTCCATTGTGCCAGACGGTTTCTCCATTAACAAGACGGAAGCCGCCAATAAGATCATCTTCATCTGTTTCGATTGTGATGTTTACGCGAATGAGTTCCCGTTTTGTTTGCGAACATGCTTGTTCCACAGAGAACGTTTTACCATTACCCGAAAGACCCGTAATGAACGTTGGATAGAACAGACCGGACTTAATAATTTTTTTAATATCAGCGAAGTTACCAAAGCTGACGAAGGTATCATCTTTTGCAGGAATAAGGTTTTGCTCAACAGCAGGCATAGCAGGTGGTGCCTGATAGGTTTGTTCTAGTTTTTCTTGTACAGTCAAGTTCCACTTTCCACGACCAGTTTTGTAATCAGCAAGTTTGTTGGTGACAGTTTGATAGTTCGCACCATTCATAGCACACCAGGCACGAATATCAGCAGCAGCAACAGACTCACCATACAACCCTTGAAGGGAAGTGCGAATGAACTCGGGTGAGAGGGACATTTGGTTTGTTTGAACTGAAGTTATTATAAACGAAAAAGGGAGGTCTCAAACCCCCCTTGTGTCACTTATCGGATTGTCCATATTTATATTGCATAGCTCCAAGTAGGTATGCCTGAGATAGAGATCTAGGACCATTAGTAAGAATCTCAATGACTTTAGGATCTTTTTCAGATGCCTTTGCAATCTCTCTCCAGTTTTCTTTTGTCATACTACTAGAGAAATAAATTCACCAAGAACTTTTTTATTTAGTTTCTTAGTCTTCAAAGACTTGACAAAAGCAGATTTAATCTTTGCTTTGGTAGCACCATCGTCAACTTCAAACTCAGAATCTTGAGCTAGTGCGGTTGCAGAAAGACCAAAGTATGCATGATAACCAGACTTCTTGATACAGAAACTCCTGTTCTTTCTCCAATCAAACATGATTTTATCATAATCAGTATCTCCATAATTGTAATAGAGTTTGATGAAGTCATTTGTTCCGCGACTTTCTAAAACACGAATACCTACAAAGTTAACAGATGGGAAGTTGTCACGCAAGTTTCTAAGCATCAAATCAGAGAAACCATTCCACCCATAAGGAATTTGATAAGTGTTACCAGTTTTACGATCACGAAGAAAACTAACACCTCCATGCAATTGACGAGTACCCATAAAAGGTTTATCTTCCCAGCGTCGTTGAACCTCAACATGATATGGAAGATGATTAGCCTCACCATCCGTCAAAATAATGCATTGAGTTTTTTGCAATTTATTTTGCTTTTGAAACTGTGGAATAATTTGATGAAGAGCAACAAATGCCTCGTTCAAAGGAGTACCAGAAAGACTCATACGATGAGGAATAGAGTATCCACTGCCATATTGATCACTATAGTAGTTGGCAATTCTCCAGATATTAATCATCTGATGCTCTAGTTGATTTCCATTTGTTTTACTGGTAAGAAGATTTGTTAAAGAAAATTGTTCATGAACAGAAAGAAGATTTTCTTTCTTTTCATATGAGCATACCCAATCTGCAGATTTGACAACCTCCTGGGTTTCATAATCAATTTGGGGACGCTTCCATTCATTAGTGAAGGCATAAACTTCAAAAGGAATAGAAACTTTTTTACAAAACCAAACTAAGTTATAAAGTTGTTTGATAGTGTCAAGCATCACCCGACTCATAGAGCCGCTCCAATCAAGAATAAAAATTAAACCATGATTTTTACCATCAGGAATTACAGAAACTTTCTTAAACAGATCTTCGTTGTATTTGTAGGTATGCAGTTTAGTTGTATCTAAGACACCAGTACGTGCTGTAGTGGCACGGGCATAAGAGTCTGCTGCTTTTTTACACTCAAACTCTTTAACAAGATAATTGACTTCTTTTTGTGCAGAACGTTTGAACTTTGCATATTCATTATCAGTTTCCTCATAGACATTAATGTCAAATTGATTTTGCAAATAATTAAACCAACTGTCAATTTCGTTATGGACATCTTTGTTATCTGCAATTATGTGCTTTAGATTAACTTTAGGAACCTCTACATAAATATTCTCTCTAGAATTTGAATTTACTAAATCTTGCAAGTTTTCTTGTAAAGAATCTGCAGTCTGAACTTCTGGTTCATCTGAAAGATGTTCATTAGCAGAGTTGTCAACTCTTTCACCGTTACTTGAATTTTCTGCGGAATCTCCACTACCTTCACCAGAAGATTCTTGTTGTCTATCAGATAATTTGTTAGCAGGTTGATCAGACTCGCCACCAATCTCTGGTGGCATTTCCATATCATCTACCTTCTCTTCTTTCTCATTCTTACAAAACAAATACAATTCTTCTGCTGCTTGCAATGCTTCATCGAAAGTTTCACAATCTTCGATCATTCGAATGATTGTCAACTCATCTTCAGTGAAAGAAATGTCTATAAAATTACCGACCTTAAAGTATAAATTTGCACGATCAGCAAGATTAAGATCAGCAACGTTGCTGTCAGATATAGAGAAAAAGTCTTCTGCTTGTAATTCCTTGTAGCCATGGTAGAAAGTTTTTGCTAGTCCGGCATATTTGCGCTTCATCATCTTTTCAATGCGAGCATCCTCAACCACATTCACAAACTGGGGAGGAATTGCTACCTTCTCTAACCAGTTTTCATCTGGTGTGAATAATGCATGACCCACTTCATGCCCCACCAGGAGATCATATACTGTATTGCTTGCCTTGTCCCACATGGGAAGGGTCAATACCCGAGTCTGAACATTGAAGCAAGCCGTTTCACAGTTCTTATGCTCTACAATCAAGTCTTCTGTGGCAAGAAGTTTGGCAAGTTGGGATTTGATTTCGTGTTGAACTGCCATGGGTTTGTCTCGTATGCACCTATAATACCAAACCCCCACCGTATGGCGGGGGTATTAGGTGACAGTTCTCCAATTGGTTGGTCTCGGTCAGGTTGTTAAAATTGGTCTGCAAATTCGTTTACATGTTGCCTGGTTATCA